ATGACCTTCAGAAAGTGCAAGGCGTTCTTCTTAAGAATGCATATCCTTCACAAGTAGGCTTACGCCCTGAAGAGTATTGCTCTATTAGCCGTTTCCGCTTCTTTGTATCATCTAAAGGCGCAAAAACTCCTGGCATTTCTACACTCGGAAGAACTGTTTACACTATTCCTATGTACGGCCTTGAAGCTGCTGCCAAGATTGAGCAGAACAACTACACCGCTGTTATTGGATACCGTCCGCCTTGGGTAGTCTCTAACGTAGCACAGAATAGCCAGTTGTATGCTAAGTTTGCTATCGCCCGTGCGATTACAAACCAAAACTGGATCTCAGGACTAAACGCTACAACATTTAGCCCAAGCTAAGAAGGAGTTTTGTTATGGCTTTTACGATTATCACAGGTGGTTCATTCACCTCAACAGGTGCAGGAGTAAAGATTAATCTTCCCTCTTCTGCCGACTATTTCCATACATGGAATATGACACAAATGCCTCTAGCACCTGCTACAGGAGTAGTAGTTCAAGCAGAATGGTTCGGTAAAAAGTTCGGACTAGGCGCAAGTGCTGTCAATGATGGTATCCGTTGGAAAAAGACAAATTCAACGAATGCGATCAATATTGATACTTTTAGTACTGCTACAGCATCTAACGGGTTTACTTATATTGAATCAGCTCCAGTTGTTGAAGCGCAAGCTGCTAATGCTATCACAGCTATTACCGCTGCAAGTCCTGCTGTTGTCTCACAGACTAATACATACTCAAATGATGATATTATTCAGTTTTACGGCACTACAGGAATGCTTCAGATTTCAGGAATGAATTTCCAGATTTCTAGCGTTTCAGGTTCAACTTATACTTTGATTGGTCTTAGAGCTGCTGGTTTTGCTGCTGCTGCAACTGCTGGATTTACTCGACGTATTTCTAAGTTTGCTGCTGTTGATCCTCAGTTTCTTTATGTCACTGAGATTACTCAAGCAACTCAAGCGGTTGTGCGTACTTCAGTTGATCCTACTAACTATTATGTCGTCGGCATGAAAGTGCATTTCAGTGTTCCAGCGTCCTTTGGTATGACTCAAATCAATCAATTGACTGGTACGATCACTGCAATGTCTGCTGCTAACTACACAATGACAGTAGATATTGATACTACAGCATTCACAGCATTCGCATTTCCAACTTCAGCATCAAGTCCAACAGCGCAACTATTTGCGACTATTGCACCTGCCGGCGCTAAGACTGCGAAAGATCCGATCACGCTAGTTGAAACTGGGTATAACTTTCAGGTGCAGCCATTTCACAGCGGCAATTTCGTTCCTTATATGTTCCTCGCTGGGGGCGCTCAATCGCCTGCAGGGGCAAATTTGGACCAAATTAACTGGATGGCCTACAAGCTCGAAAATTAAACCTCACGGGTTTAAACCATACCGAATTAAAAACTCGGTATGGTTTTTTAATATAGGCTAAGATGACCATACCTAATTACCGTAATACATATTTGCCGGGCGTTATTCAGATACCTAGCTCACTCACGTTGATAGCAGCGACAAACGCCTATCCGATGATGATAACGGTATCAGTTAACCCAGCAACGGAAGTGAATAGCTTTCAAGCAGAGCAATTAGTTCGCTTGATGGTTCCCATAACTTATGGGATGTTCCAGGCTAATAATTTAATAGCCTCTATCTTGTCGGTCAATGTCAATGACATAACACTAGATATAGACTCTAGACAATTTGACTCCTTTGTAATCCCTACAGGCAACAACTATCAGGTTGCAACGATAGCCCCTTATGGCTCTAGGAATCTAGAGTTTGATAATAATACAAATAATGTCCCTTTCCAGTCCCTAAACAATATTGGCAATTAACCCAGGAAAATACATGGAACTACTACAAGCTACAGCTTCAGGCGAGCTACACGGGCTTATCAATACACTGACTAACTCCTGTGAAAACAACGACTTTAAACATATGAAGCCGGACATCAAAGCAAAACTAGAGAAAGAGAAGAAAGAAGATGCTCGCATGGTCAAAGCTGAATATTTTAATTCCCGTGGTCGTCATGAGCGTTTGACTAAACCTTATTGCAGATATGCAGGCGATCCGCTACAGATCTGGCATTTGATCCCCGGTAAAGTCTATGAGCTACCTATGGGTTTTATCAAAGAAGTCAATGACGAATCGAAGTATATCCCAAAGCGCAGCGGACTTGTTAGCGTTGATGGCGCCCCTGTAAATAAGAATGAATCACCACTAGAGAAAGATGAGAAAGGCGAATTTTTGCATAAATTGATTCCAGTATCATTTTAAGGTATTTATATGTCAGCAGTAGCACCGGGAGACTCCACAGTAACGTTTATGCGAAAGAAGATTAGGCGATTGACCGCATCTTCTAGCGTTTCGATTTTGCCTGATGCTTTGCTTGATGAATATCTTAACAATGCCCTTCTTAATGACTTTCCTTATGCGATTAAGCTTGATCAAATGCGCTCAGTGTACACGTTTTACACTGAGCCTTATAGAGATCGTTACCCTTTAGATGTAAACTTTAATCAGGGAGTTAGAGCCCCTCTTTATGTCGATGGCATTCCAGGGGGATTTTTTAAGCTTAGAGATCAATTTTATAATATCTGGCCTAGATGGCCGACTCAGTTTCAAATGGGAGCTACTACCGTTACAGGAGAAGTTTCTAACGTAATTCTTATAGGTACAAGCCCAGTAAGAATATTAGATTCAAATCATGGACTAATCACTGGCGATGCAATCACATTTAACAGTGATTTTCTTGGTACAATTGAACTTAATGGGACTGATTGGATCGTTACAAAGATTGATGACGATAACTTTGATCTAAATGGTTCCGATTCTTCTCTATTTACGCCCTACATTTCTGGTGGCTCATGGTTTGCTAATACAAATAGAACTTTCATTTTTACTTTGCCAGGGCCATTTTTAAGCAAGGAAGTTACTATAGGTGGAGTAGATAGCAGTGGTTTTGCAATCTCTGTCAATGATGATGGAAATGGCAATCTTCAATACATGACCACTCACCCAATTGTATCAGTACCTGTGCAAAATATTAATCCTGCACGTCCTGGCATGTATAATGTAAATACCAGGAACCCAGGCTTAATTAATCCGGTAAATATTGGAAGCGTGGATTACGTCACAGGTCAATTTAACTTTACATTGCCTGAAAATAATACTCTAGCAGCTGGAACATTGCTAACAATTCGAGTGGCACAATATCAACCCGGCAAGCCTTATGCGCTACTTTTCTGGAATAATGAGTTTACGATTAGACCTATTCCTAAAAAAATCCACAAGGTCGAGATAGAGACATATCTAACCCCAGTACAATTCTATGACTCTACAGATAGCCCAATATTAAACCAATGGGCACAATATTTAGCTTATATCGCTGCGATGGAGATCCTTAGAGATCGTAATGATTTTGATGGGGTTGAAGGGCTTAGAGAAGGATTCATGCGTCAAGAGTCTTTAGTTTTAGAACGTCAGGGAATAGAAGAAATCTTTCAGCCTAATATACAACTATTCAATTCTACGCAAGGGTACTCCGTGTTCGGTGGTTATCCTGGTGGATATGGTGGTTATTGATGGCAGGTTATCAGCCGACCTACATTTCTGGCAGTGAAACGGGCCTTGTTCAAGGAAGAGTAGAATCAATCCTCCCAAATGATGCATATCCTACTTTAGAAAATGCCTTTGTTTGGCGTGAAAGGATTAAGCGAAAACAAGGGTTTGGAGAGCTTGGTAGATTAAGAAGGATATTTACAGATATAGCAATTGGAAATTCTGTTGCTGGCACTTGGGCATTTAATATTTATACTATTACAGGCACGACTCATCAACCAACAGCAGAAATAGAAGCCGGAAGCGTTGTAATCACGGTAGGCCCCACTACTTTTACTGATAATGGTCAGGGTATTTTGGTCAAATCCCCAGCAGGTTTTAATGGCACAATCAATTATCAAACTGGCGATGTATCAATTGTAGTTCTGGGGCTAATAGCTTCAACCATAAGCTTTAATTATTTTCCTGGCCTGCCTGTAATGAATTTGACGATGCGTGAACTCGATGCAATCAATGCAGAAGACACCATAGCCTTTGATCCTGTTTATGCTTACAAGTATCTTAACGGATGGCAAGAGTTTATTACAGGAACGACATGGACCGGCACAAATTCTGATTTCTTTTGGACTACTAATTACTGGGTAGGAGATGGAAATCTAAAAATCTTCTGGGTTACTAACTTTTCGGCCAATGATCCTATTAGATATACGAATGGAATAGCTTGGGTAAACTTTGCGCCTACAATTAATATAGCAGGAGATATACTTAGAAAAGCGTTACTTATGTTCCCTTTCAGAGGGCGCATGGTTACAGCCAATACATTTGAAGGGCCTGTCGCCGGGCCATTCGTTCAATATCGGCAGCGCATTCGATGGGCAGCTATTGGGAATCCTTTTTCAGATGTGGCTTTGGGTGTTGTTACAACAGTTAATCCAGAAGCTTGGAGAAGTGACATAAGAGGACGAGGGGGATTTCTTGACATACCGACATCTGAAAATATTGTTTCAATGGGCTTTGTTCGTGATAACGTAGTTATCTATTGCGAAAGTAGCACATGGCAGCTTCGATATACAGGGAGATCTATTGCCCCTTTTCAAATTGAACGTGTAAATAGTGAACTTGGTGTTGAAAGCACCTTTAGCGCCGTACAATTTGACACATCTTTGATGGGCGTTGGTGATAAGGGAATTATTGAATGCGATAGTTTTAAGAGCCAGCGTATTGATATTAAAATTCCTGATCTTGTTTTCAATTTTAACAATGAAAATGCAGGCCCTAAAAGAATTCAAGGCCTTAGAGACTTCCAAGAAAAGCTAGCATTTTGGAATTATCCCTTTGCGGGATCTCCTGAAGATATTCCATATCCAATTACTTTTCCTAATAGAAGACTGCTATATAACTATGAAAATGATAGCTGGGCAATATTTACGGATTCGATCACCGCATTAGGTCAGTTTACTCAAACGAAAAGCCCTAAATGGTCAGATTTTCCCGGTCCAGACCCAGCGCATACATGGGAAACTCAAAGCATTACATGGCTTCAAAGACAAGCGGGTCAACCGGATAATATAGGTGGTAACCAACAGGGATTTGTTTTTCTATTAGATTGGCAAACATCTAACTCATATACCTTGGCGATACAAAATATTACGGGCGGTCTTGCAACGGCTAGAATTACAAGCAATGATCATAATCTAGCTAATGATGAAGTGATAGAAATTGGCCGAATATCTCCTATTGACCCATTCTTTTCTATCAATAATCAAAAATATGGCGTAACTATCGTCGATAAAGACACTTTTGATATTTATCTTTATAATTCCTCTACAGATGATTTTGATATTCCCGTTCCTGTTGCTGCCGGAACTTATGCAAGTATTGGAAGGATAGCCATTCGAGATGGATTCAGCATAATAAGCAAGAAATTTAATTATCTTCAAGAGGCCGAAAATATTCAGATAGGGTTTATTGATGTCCTTACCAATTCTACAGAAAACGGAGCTTTCACGCTTAATGTATTTGTGGATTATAATGATACAGCCCCAGTAAATCGAAAGTTTCAGAATCTGATTGAAGGTTCAACAACCAATCAAGAAGATGTATTTTTTAATTCCGTTGTACCAACCGTTCAATTAAGCAGTCTAACCTCTAGTAAGAATTGGCAAAGAGTCATTTGTCCAGCAAGGGGAGCATTCATAACGATTGAATGGACGCTTTCAAATGCTCAGCTTGTAGGCGTTGAACAAGGCAATCATGTAGAGATTGAAGGGCAAATTTTATTTATGCGTAAAGCAGG